GCTTCTTCCTTGAGTAACAACCCAATCAAGCGGAAAGCCACAAGTGATAGAAGTTCCTGCTGTACTGTTGCCGCTTCTTGCTACTGCCTTGAAAACCTCAGTCCCAGACTCAGGAGTCTTCATAGGTCTGCGGATTGCTATGTAGATATGAGTTTCGGTGTTTTGATTAGTAGTAGCATTACCATCAATACACTTAAACCCTGTTGCTGTGGGAGTAATTCCTTTTCCTGCAATTATTGTTGATTCTGCGTTGCTGGAATTTGGATAAAGACTAGCCATGTCTTCTAAGCCAAAACTTCTCATAACGTCAGCAATAACCCAATTACCCCCACTCGTATTCTTAACTAATAAAAATTGAGGCTCGAATCCTAAATTAACTTCTGGGCCATCAGCATTTCCGTTACCCGTATAACTTCCACACTTAATAATAGCTTCGTCACTACCATCACCAAATGATTGGTCATCGTGGGCAAATAGATAGGCTACATAACTATCCCCGTTTGTATTATTTCTTTCCCAATCGCCAACTGTAAATTCTGTAGCCGTAGGCTCTGTATCATTCCATGTTTCTATATTATCGTAGAAACCATCAGTACCGTTTAAAATACTGTAATAGTCAGCGGTCATGCTCCTGTGATATACGGCCCAGTCTGCTGAATTGCTTAAATTCTTTGTAAGTATGAATCCTGGTTTTGAGCCAAGATTATGACTCACAGTTCTTCCCGCAGTTCCGTTACCCGTATAAGTAACTACATCAAAAAAACCTGCTTGTTTGCGGAATGACCAAGCAACGGCTTCAAGTCCACTATAATTCTCCGAATTCCAATTTGTCCCAAGAGTAAATCCATTAGAATTAAATGCAGTAAGACCTGCCCCTGCCCCTGCCGTGCTTTCGCTACCCGTACCGTAAGACTCAAGGTATTTGCGAACACCGCGTTCCGTATCGTAAATGCCGCCAGATGCAGTGGTGTTTCTGCCTTTAATCCACACCATCCCGCCTTCACCAGACAAATCTAAGCCGTTATTAATGCTCAGACTTGAGCCTGTACCATCATACAAATGAGTAGAGAACACATCCTCTACATAGACGGCTGCACCCGCTGCATTACCTGCGGCTGCTTGGAGTATTTTATTAGATGCGCTCATTAAGCCATCGCCTGTCCAGCAGTAAACCCGTAATAAGTTGTACCACCGTCATAAGTTACAAATACGAATACATCCACACCGCCTGACGTAGCAGTCAATGTAGGTGCAGTAGCTGCTGCCCAATCAACACTAGTAGGCCAAGTAATAGTTCTGGCAGTTGAGTCTTGTGTGACTTTTAGGGTGAATGCACTGACCTTGCCTGATGCAGCAGGGTTAGAGAATGTGTAGGTCACGTTCTCACTCAAGGTGTGGGTGAAGTTGTCACCATCTCTGAGATTAATAGTGGCTGCGTTAGAGCTTGAGGTGATGGCGGTAGACTCTTCTATCTTGCCGTTATCAAAGGTCACTACACCGTTGGCGTCTGCTGTGACAGCTTTGGAGGCTTCTGTAGTTCCTAGAGTCGTAATGTCTAGGTAGTTAATTTCTGCTGCGGTAGAAGTTATTGACGTACCGCCAATCTGTAACGTGGTTGCGTTTACCTCACCAGACGAGCCATAGACTACAGTCTTACTGTTAACAATAGTCCCTGCGCTAGAGCCATCATTTAGATTCAACTCCGCAGCAGTAGAGGTAACGTCAGATATTTGACTAGCAGTAATACTAGTTGCTGTAGGAGCTACGTTTTGCCATGCGCTACCTGTATACACCTTCATTACGTTAGAGGTTGTATTAAAGTAGATAGCACCCGCAACTAGAGCATCACCGTCATTGTCTTGCGTAGGATCGCTAGACTTAGTGCCTAGATAACGATCATCAAAAGAATCGTAACTGGCCGCCGCAGAGGTCGCAGATGAAGCCGCTGAAGTAGCACTGGTTGCCGCATTAGAGGCTGATGTTGCCGCTTCTGAGGCTTTCGTAGTTGCTGTAGCAGCACTGGTTGCCGCAGAGGTAGCACTACCTAATATCGAGTCTACATAGGCTTTACGGGCCAAATGTGTATCGTCAGTAGGATTAGAACTGCTTGTAACTGCATTGCTGCCCATAACAATATTGCCTGTCATGGTTCCGCCAGCAAGAGGCAACATAGTGTCTGCATAAGCCTTCGTAGCTGCGTCTGTAGTAGCAGACGGCGTACCAAGACCAGTAATCTTGTTTGTGCCCATAGCAATAGCACCAGACATAGTGCCACCCGCTAATGGGAGTTTAGTTGCTATGGAGTTTGTGATTGTAGTGTTAAAGGCCGCATCGTCATTCAAAGCAGCGGCTAACTCATTCAGTGTATCTAGCGCAGCAGGCGCACCACCAACTAAGTTAGTTACTTGAGTATCGACATAGCCCTTAGTAGCAGCGTCAGTAGATGCAGACGGAGCCGCTAAGTTAGTTAATACTGTGTCCGTAAAGTCTACTGTTCCGTTAACTACTAAATCGTTAACAGTAGTCGTGCCACTAGAAGCTGTAAGATTGCCTGTAACATTACCCGTTATATTTCCCGTAACATTACCTGTCACGTTACCAGTTACATTACCAGTTAACGCTCCAGCAAAATTCGTATTGGCGGTGATTAAAGTACCTGTTATTGCTCCAGGCGTAGACCCACCAATCACCATGCCATTAACTGTACCACCTGTAAGTACAGCGTTAGACGAGCTTAGATTAGAGTTAGCAGTAACAGTACCAGTAGCTGTAATAGCACCAGTTGTAACTGAAGAAGGATTTGTGCCAATTTCGATAATTGTTGCACTTGCATTCTCTGTAAACAGTCTCTTATCTGCGGTATTTACAGCAAGCTCACCCTGTACTAAGTCAGATGCTGTAGGTACAGCAGATGCAGAGGATGAGAACTTAGTAATGATCGTAGCCATCTATTTCACCACTTAACTTTGTTTGCCCAGTAGGCAGCGGAACACTTACCTTTTGCAATATTCTTAGCATGACGCGCTTTAAAAGACTTTCTTCTAGCCTTCTCTGCTGCGGTTTTGGGATTTTTGCCTGCGCCTTTGACGCCTTGCTGACCAAAGCGAATGGTTTTTACAGATCCATCAGCGCACTTAGCCACGACAACGTGGCTTTTTGTAGGGTGATTAGGAGTCCTCTTAGGCTTGTTATAGCCAGAGACTCCAACCCTTTCTAATCGGGGGTCTTTCTTAGCCATGAGATAAAGAGAAAGGGGGCAAAGCCCCCTCCCTCACGCCTCATCTTATACGTCAGGTACGCAAAGAATAAAGCCAGCTTCTGGACGGTATGCCTGAACGCCATAAAGCGTGTCAGCAGTGTACAGAGTTGACAAGTATTCTTGCTTGTACTGAGTCTGAGAGCGAACGCTCATCTGCTCTGCGAGCATCAGGGCATCCTTGTGGATCAAGTAAGCTCCACGGACATCAGCAGTACCCGCACTATTTGAGGTTGCATCCTCAATCAGTGGGCAGTTAGACGATACATATACGTCGATTCCGTATACAGAACCAATCAGACCGCTTTGTACGGTGCTTGGCTCACGGAAGTCAGCAGACACATATCGCTCTGTACCCATGATTGCTGAACGCAATGTAGGCGGAATAATGAATGAACGATCTGTCATTGGAACATCGTTGTCATCCATACGCTTAATCAACGCACGAAAACCAGCATCGGTAAATACGTCTGCTGCTACGACTGTATCGTCGGTGTACGCAGTCAAGCCATTAGAAGCATCTACGAAAAATGAGTTGGCATTCTCAAAGGCAGTACCAGTAGCAGTGCCAGAGATTGCAACAGTCATATCAAGAGTGCTTGTACCAAAGCCAGTACCAGCTCTGAAAAGGTCATCATCTATCTGCTTAGCAAGAGCATAACCAGCGTCTTCAGTGTAGAACTGACGCAGGCTTGCTTGTGCCTGAACCTCTACGATGTCCTCAATCAGACGAGAATATTCGTAGTGACGGTTAATAGTGATAGTAGTTTCACTTTCCAGATTTGCCTGCATAGTAACTGCTACAGCTTCTGCTTTAGCATTCGCGCTACCACGAGTGGGCTTTGGAATGTGGATAACATCACCCTTAGAACCAGTCATAGACATGGTTTTAACAAGGGGAGCCATCTTAAGAGATTTTTGATAAGCAGCAATTACTTCATCAGACCATATTTCAGGTACAAAAGTAGCCGCTGCGGTTGAGTCTACAGTTGCGTTTGCAGTAAAAAACGCACCAGAAGTTTCACCAGCCATTGTAAATTACCTCATCTTACGCGCTTCTCCATATAGGCCTTCCTAATTTCGGGCTCCATACTTAGATAGCGCTGATAGTCAGTCTTCATAAGTTCAATAATATCTGCCCTTCGGTAAACTTTCTTAGACGGCGCTTCGGTACTACCCTTAGCCCCACCTGTAGAAGCTCGTTTAACAGTATCCTTTCTAGCTTCTTTCTCATCTTGAACAGCAGTTTGTGACATCTGCTTTATCTGTTTCCATTGAGAAAACAAATCATCAGCAGCACTACTGTCATACTGTTGGTCAGCACGAGCAAGAAGCTCCATTCGGATTTTGCTACCCTTAACCCAGTTAACAAATTCTGGACTCTGGACAATTTCCTGAGCGTCTGGATGCTTGTTAATTAACTCCTGTTTAGCTTGTTCCTGTCTAATCCGTAGAGTATTTTCTTGAGCCTCCTTAATAGCAGGGTGGTTCGCAATCTTACTTTCTACAGCTTTGTCAGGGTCAGCAAAAAAATCTACCTCTTCAGCAGGTTCAGGTGCTTTCGTTTCTGACTGTTTAAGAATGAAATCGTCTACTATCCTTCGTAATTCACCAACTTCGCTACCTTGACTTCCCAGTCGGCTTGAAGCCTCTTGGTGCATCTTGATAAGTTCTGCCTGTGTCTTACCTTGATATTCAGGTGGAACGTCTGCTACCCCTTCCGATGCTTCTACCTGTTCGGTTTCAGCTTCTTGTTGGACATCTTCTACCTGTTCCGTTTCATCTACCTCTACTGGGTCAATTAGTCTTGCCATTATTAAACTCCGTTAAGACCGACTCTAGCTACCCTTAAGGACTATTGTTCGGCTGCCTTACGTTCTAATTTCATCTTCTGCTCTCTGGCTTTCACCCACTTATCTGTTGCACCTGGAAAATGTCCAGAAGTGGGGTCAAGACTACACCTGACAGCAGGGATGACCTTCGTTGCTACCTCATTACATTCAGGACAATCAATCTCTTTGGTTCCACGTGGAACAAGTTTTTCATTCACATGACCAACTTTGCACATAAAATCAAACAGAATCATTGCTATCCTCTAAGTAATGTTCAACGGTAGACTCCATATTAAGCACAAAAGCAAGGATATTAAGCTGTCCCTTACGGAAGTTTAAATCCTCGTTATCCTTTGTAGCCTCTACAGAATTAATTTGGAGAGCATTATTTCTAAGCTCATCCATTAATACTTTCCATCCGTCTGTTCGGAACATATCCTTAAGACTCTGGTAATGCTTTTCCGTTTCTCTGTCCACCCTTCTTAGGCTTATTAGCCTCCTCCAATTTTACAATTCTTTGCTCCAAACCCTTAATAATTGAATTAATCTGATTAAGGATGTTTTGCATTTCTTGATTAGTAATCATTACGACAAAGCCTTAGCCGTTTCTAGGTTAAGCCTTCTCTCCTCCAGAAGTTTGTCAGTTACCTTCATTCGCCTTTCAAACTCTTTATCGTCCTCAGTGCCAGCCTTTAAGTTAGTGGCAACGGCCTTAATTCTATCGTTTTCAAGCTCAACAGGAATTGCCTTAGTTTCTTGGACAATCTTCTGCGCCCTAGCCTGAGACTCCGCAGCCTGTCCATTAAGGGCGTTAGTCTGAGACTGCTGGAACTCCATCTGTACTTGCTGTGCTGCTTGAGCCGCTTCCTGAGCCTGTGGATTAGGCTGAGAGGCTTGCTGGATAACTTGAATCAGTTGCTCCCTATTGGAGATGTTCATGTTATCTATAATGGATTGTATTAATACTGGGTACAGAGGTGAGTCTGAACCCATAGTCTGAAGCAGTTGTACCAGTTGGGTTACTTCATATTCCCTAGCAATAATCCCCAAAGAGGAGATGACTTCAAACTTATAATCGTTAACAGGGTAGATTTCAGGCTCAAACTGCATATACCTGTGTGCTACTTTTGTTACGAATGGTATCAAAAAAGACTCTTGGAAGTTAATAAGAGTTCTCTTATGTCTCTTAATAATTGCACCAAGGGACATGGAGATACCAGCAGCCGTAGCCTCACCGTTAATAGAGCCTGGGATACCAGCAGAATCTATAGCACCAGTAGCGGTCTGAACCATCTTCTGTAGTTCAGAAGCCTGAGCAAAAGTAATCTGATTAACCTGCCCAAAGTTGAAAGGTTGTAGGACTTCTCTTGGGTCGCCATTGGTTAATAATATTTTTCCAGGTCGGACTTCTGGTCTTGCACCCCTTGGTAAACGGGTAGCATCCATAGCCATCATTGGGTGAACAGTTAATGCTAGAGCATCAATCCTAGCTCTCAACTCAGCATCTAAAGCCTTTTGAGAGTTATATCCCTTTTCACAGATACCCCTACCCCAGAATCGCCCAGGAACTATATCCCAAGGAAACGCTATGACAGGTCTGTCGCCCATCATGTAAGGGTTTCTTTCTACCTTAAGTAACGTACCAGCGTTAGCAATAACGATAATACATTCAATGTAATATCCGTCATCTTCTTCAATCTCAAAGCCTTCTTCGTCTTGGACTAGATACTTAGGTACTAAACCATAGTATTTAGTAAGGCGAACCTTCTCATCAGGCTGGTCAGTAAGTTCGGGGTCGGGGTCTAAGTCGGAATCTTGGTAAGCAAATGTGATGTCTACATCCTTGTACACACCACTCTCTTGGAGCATCTCTACTTGATGATAGGGAACATACTCATCAATGGCGACACCTATAGCCTCTTCAATAGAAGTAGCTACGGGGTCTATTAAAAAATTCTGGGGTAATACTGGTCGTAATTTACAGACTGTTCTGTCTGCTATGTTTACTCCTACCGCCTGCATCTGCCCTTCCATTATTGGTTGGGAGGCTGGCTTCATTTCTTTTTCTTCTTGCAGCACTATTTCTGCAATGCCAGTTCCATAGACGGCGGCGTTTATCAGACACTCCGCAACACCTTTTCTGGCTTTGTTCTGTTT